GGTCTTTCTGCCCGGTCGCATATCCCGAATGCGGCTGCGATAGGTGCGAGACTCAGCGGGGGGCGGTGAGGCTGCCTTAGTGCCCCTGAGAGCCCCGCTAAGCGACTGCCACGGCTTAGCGGGGCTTCGCCTTGCCCGTGTCCCTGGGAACGGCGTACAGGGCGTATCCGGCCCCGTACTTGCGGCGCGCAACGCGTTCCCCGGGCTGCAACAGGGCATCCCGGTTGTTCACGCGCTCATGCCATTGCCTATCCGCGTCCGCCCGGCTTAGGCATCCGGTGAGTCTGCGTGCGCTGTCCATGCGACCACCGTAGGCAGCACCCTTGCCCCGCGCCACCATCCGACAGAACGAACCTGGGCCGCTCAGCGCTACCGGGCCGTGACCTACGCTGGGTCGTATGCCGAGCAGACCAGACGTACACGCGCGCCGAGTGCAGGAAGCCCGCGAAGCGGCCCGCAAGGAAGACCCTGAGGGCTACCTAGAGCAGCGCCGGGCCGAGATGAACGAATACCGCCGGGCGAAGCGTGCCCTAGCCCTTGAGCCCGTTGTGCGGCAGGTGGAGCGCCTGCTAGCGGCCGGGATGACCGTGGGCCAGGTGGCGGAGACGCTTGAGGCCCAGGGCGTACGGGCTCCGAAGCCTTAGGGGGTGTGTTGCACATACTCGGTCGAGTGTGTGAAACTCCCCCTGTGACTCAGACACTCACTCAGGCGACCGACACCGCGCACGCGCACTACTACCCGCCCGTCCCCCCGCCGCCCGGCAACTGGCCCCGCGCGGTCATCTACTGCCGACAGTCCAAGCTCAACGAAGACGGGTCGTCCGCTTCGCCGACCATGCAGCGCGACGCTGGCGAAGGTCTGTGCCAAGCCCGATCCTACAATCCGGTTGCGTGCTTCACGGATGCCGGAAAGTCCGGATGGAACCCCGCCGTGATCCGGCCCGGTTTCGAGGAAATGATGTCGTGGGTCCGCGAAGGCAAATGTGACGTCGTAGTGATCTTCACGCTTTCGCGTCTCACCCGACAGGGCGCACTAGAAGCCATGACCATTGAAGCCGAGATGCGCAAGCACGGCGTAGCCCTGGTGAGCGTCCGTGAGCCCTACCTAGACACGTCCGACCCGGTAGGCATTGGCATTTTCGCCATCATCGCCGGTTTGGCGAAGCAGGAGAGCGACGGCAAATCGGAGTACATCAAAAACACCCGTGATCTTGCCCGTAAGGCCGGTGGGCACCTTGCCGGACCTCCGCCGTTCGGATTCCGCACGGAAAAGGCCGCTACGGCCGAAGGCGTGGCATGGGTGCGCCTAGTGCCGGACGAGACCGAAGCCCCGATAATCCGGCACATGCAGTCCCTCGCCCTTGAGGGCAAGACCACGGGCGCAATCGCAAAGGAACTGAACGAAGCCGGTGTCCCGTCGCCTGCCCAGCGCGAAGCCCACAAGGGACGCAAGTACAAGAATCTGAAAAGCAACGTCCCTGCCGTGGCGGAGCACTGGGCAAGCACTCAGGTTCACCGGGTGTTGCGTGATCCGCGCATCGCTGGCATGGCAGCCGATAAGGCATCCGGCGCGTACAACTTCGTGATCCGGCGCGGGGAAGACGGACAGCCCATGCACGTACACGACCCGATCATTACTCCGGCTGAGTGGTACGTCTTGCAGGAAGCCATGGGGAAGAGCGGGCGACGTCTGCGGAAGGCTCCGACCGGCGGAACGCACCTTCTCACCGGGTGGGACTTTCTCGTCTGCGAATGCGAAGCGAACCACACTGCCGCCGGAGCCTCGACGCCCGGAAAGCGCACCGCCTACCGCTGTAGCCGCTCCGCTGAGGCCCGAAGGCTCATGGGTGGGCACCGGATTAACTCCGTGCTTGAAGACGCGGCAGATGACCACGTAGCGCGTTCCGTCTTCGCCCGGATGCTGAACCTTGATCCGGAAGACGCTGCGGACGGCGCACTGATCGCGGAGACTGCCCGGCGGTTCGCCTCACAGATCAGCACGGACGGAACGGCCCAGGAACTGAAGGAGTGTCAGGCACAGCTTGCCCACACGGAAGAATCCCTAGCCCACATCTACGCGGACCAACGCGCGGGGCTCTACGCGGGCAAGGTAGGCCGTACCGCCTTCGCTGAGGCCGTGGGAGCCATGCAGCGGACCGAAGAGACGTGCCGTGCCCGAATCGCCGAACTAGAAGCCGCTCAGACAACCGCTATCGCGCTGCCGGTAGACGAGTGGTACGACGCGACGGTAAGCCCCGACCCGATCGGCCCAGGGTCCGTGTGGGCATCCTGGGGTGTCACTGAGCGACGCGAATTCCTCGCCCTATGGGTGGACCGGGTGACCGTGCGGCAGGCACCTTCCCTCAAGCGGATGGACATTGCCGACCGCCTTGAGATCACCTGGGCGACTGCCGCTGAGTGACCCGCGACACACAAGCCCCTGTCTGAGCAATCGGGCAGGGGCTTCGTCGTATGGCGGGTGATCGCTCCGCGTAAGCGCACGTGCGCGATGCGTGAGGCACCTACACAGCGGGAATTTCAGCGCCGGACGCGTGGGCGGATTGCCCCTGAACAATCTGTAACCAATCACCTAGCAATCACACCCTAAGTAATCAACACCATGACGAAGTGACGAAATGACTATTAGCTCGGAACCACCTATAGAAACAAATAACTAGTCTCTGTAGACGCAACCGGAACGGTGCGCCACATCGTCATATCGTCATCCGGCCCCACCGTGGCGCGCGTCACACGCCATCAGGGCAGGCAATCGACTCACTAGGCAATCCACTCACTAGTTACTAAGTAGAGGGCGGTTTACCGCGCACCCTTCCGGGCTATCCCATACGGCGGACAGAGTCCCGTCCCTCTCACTGCTCACGCTATCCGGTCGCCTCTCCCGACCGTTGTAGGGCGTGGGCATCATGCTTCGTTAGCTCAGCGGTAGAGCGCCCGCCTGTCGAGCGGGTATGCACCGGTTCAAATCCGGTACGAAGCGCAACGGTGTGTGTCTAGGACCCTGACCGGTACGACGTCATGCACCTTGGGTGAAACCGGCCCTACCTTCCCGGCTAGTCACCGGGTAAGCGGGAAGCGAGTAACCCTAAATCTTTGGCGTGTAGCTCAGCGGGTAGAGCACCGGGCCGTTAACCCGGGTGTCGCAGGATCGAAGCCTGCCACGTCAGCAACAACCGCCGTTGGTGGAATGGTAGACACGCCCGGCTTAGGACCGGGTGCCTTACGGCATGGGGGTTCGAATCCCTCACGGCGGACAATCACTGACCTACTCAATTGAGTAGGTCCACTTCTCGTTAGGTTTCACAGCGATGCGTACACGGTGCCTTGAATGTAGGGGGTGGGCTACACATAGGGGGCGGTGCGAAGAGCACTACCGAACCTATGAGTCCAGTCGTACGCGTACGTCCCATGCCAAGCGGCGTGAGGCTATCGCCCGTGGGAACAACGCTGCTGCCCGTATGCGTACTGCCGTGAACAAGGCAGGCGAGGGACAGTGTGCACGCTGCCGGTTCGTCTACCTGTCGAGTGCCATTGACATTGACCACATCACTCCGCTTGCTAAGGGCGGTGAGGATGTGGCAGCGAACGTGCAAGCGCTCTGCCGTCCGTGCCATAAGACAAAGACGCGCGAAGACTTTCAGGCTAGCCGTCCGCCTTTCTAATTGGGTTGGGTCTCTGAATTGCTGTGTCCGATTTGGTCCGGCAAAAGTTCAGAGACCTAGCCCGCTGGCGATCCCGGCCCAAGCTCAAAACACGCACGCTAGGTGTCAGCCCGTTTTTCGCCCCTCCGCGCTGTCGGACCTGGGCGAAGCCCGATCAAGCCCCGTGAGAATGCCGCCCGGAAGGGGTTGTTAACAGCCCCGAAGGGTGGTGCAAGGTGGCTAGAGCGAAGAGCCCGGATCTTCGGACCGGCAACGCGAACACGGCTGCTGAGCCAACTGCCCCGGTGGTCTACGAAGGGCGTGCTCCGCGCGTACCGGCCTCACTGGGGTCTGCGGGCAAGGAAGTGTGGCGGGCAGTCTGGCAAGCCGGTAGCGGGGCGTACAGCCCTGAGACGGACCGCAACATCATCATGCGGTACTGCGAACTACACGACCGGCGGGCGGACCTGCTCAGCGCGGTTGACGCGGACGGACTCATGACCGTGGGAAGCACCGGGCAACCGGCAGTGCATCCGGCCATGCGGTACGTGGAATCGACGGAGAAGGAACTTCGGGCGATTGAGACCGTGATCGGCTTTACGCCTGAGGCGCGAATGCGTCTGGGCATTGTGGCGGCGGAAGCCCGGAAGGTGGCGCTGAGCCCCGAAGACTTCTAAGGGGTGAGCGCGTGACCGGCATTGATCCTGTGATCGCGCGGCACATTCCGGCGGATGCCCCGTTCCCTTCCGAAGGTTACCGGGTCGCCAACTGGATTGAGAAATTCTGTTACCTCACCGGTTCGTTCGCTGGCCAGCCTTTCAAGCTACTGCCGTGGCAGCGCGCTCTTCTCATTGACGCGTACGCCCTAGTCCGTGACCCGTTCGGTCAGTACGTGCGGAAGCACCGGACCATTTGCGTATGCGTCGCCCGTAAGAACGGGAAGAGCACGCTTGCGGCAGCCATCATGCTTTACCACCTAGTTGCCGATCGGGCAGACGCTCAGCGACAGATCATTGCCGCCGCGAATGACCGTAATCAGGCGCGCATGGTGTTTGACGCTGCTAAGCAGATGGTGAGCGCGTCCCCGAAGCTGAGCGCGGTTTGTACCGTTCAGCGGGACGTGATCCGCTTCAAGGATTCGACCTATCGCGTTGTCTCGGCGGATGCCGGACGGCAGCAGGGTCTCAACCCTTCCGCTGTATCGCTGGACGAATACGCCTTCTCGAAGTCGGCGGACCTGTTCGACGCGCTAACCCTGGGATCGGCCGCACGGAATCAACCAATCTTCCTTGTGATTTCCACTGCCGGACCTGATCCCGATGGACCCTTTGCCGCGCTGTGTGAGCAGGGGGAGCGCGTCAACTCCGGCGAAGCCGTGGACGAGACGCTTTTCTACCGGTCGTGGGGTCCGCGCATCGGGGACACGGTGGACCACCTAGACCCTGAGGTCTGGCGTGCGTGCAATCCGTCTTACGACATTCTGAACCCGGAAGACTTCAAGGCCGCGTCTCAGCGGAGCAGTGAGGCTAGCTTCCGGATCTACCGGCTTTCACAGTTCGTCCGTGGCGCGTCTACGTGGCTGCCTCACGGCCTTTGGGACTCCCTTGCGACCGAAGACACCCTAGAGCCCGGAACGGCCGTTGTACTGGGCTTTGACGGGTCCTGGAAGGGTGACAGCACCGCGCTTGTTGCCTGCCGGACCGAAGACCTTCGGGTGTTCGTGCTGGGGCACTGGGAGGCTCCGCCGGATGACGCTCACTGGCGTGTGCCCATGGCTGACGTTCGGTCCGCGCTGAACGATGCGCTTGCCGCGTACACGGTCCGGAACCTTGTTGCCGACCCGTACCGCTGGGAAGAGACGCTAGACAACCTTGAGGCCGAGGGGCATCCGGTTGAGGCGTTCCCGACGAACAGTCTTAAGCGCATGGTCCCGGCTACTCAGGCCGTGTACGACGCTGCCCGCGATGGCCGGTTGTCCCATGACGGGAATCCGGCGCTTGCCCGGCACGTCGGTAACGCGGTGCTCCGTGAGGATAAGAACGGCGCGCGCGTCACGAAGGAATACGCCGCTTCTCGCCGGAAGATCGACCTTGCCATTGCCATGATCCTTGCCGTTCACGGCGCTGTGATGTGGCGCGAGGAAAACGCGGGGCTTGTCCATGACGCTCCGATCATCGCTACCGGCCACCGCGAAGACGGTACGGCCTGGGCTTACGGCGGAACTTCCGACCTATTCAACGACTGACCGGCGACCTACTCAATTGAGTGGGTCGCCCTTACGTGAGGGGTGCCCGCATGGGTTTTTGGTCCAGCCTGTTCCGGGCACCTGAGGCGAAGGCCGAAGAGCGCGTCTGGGATGACGTCTCCGGCAATATGTTCCCGTTCCCGGGAATGACCGCTGAGTCTGGCGAGACTGTCAACGCGTCTACGTCGATGACGGTTAGCGCGGTCTTCGCGTGTATCCGGCTGCTGAGTGAGACCGTGGCGACCCTGCCGGTTTCCACGTACACGAAGCGGGGCGGTACGCGGAAGGAAGTCAAGTCTCCGTTTTGGCTGGACTACCCGACAGCGGAGCCCGGTGGTATTGGCCGCATCGACCTGATTTCTCAGATCATGCTGTCCCTGTTGCTGGACGGTAATGCGTACGTCGCTGTGACGTGGAACGGGCCGAACATTGTTGCCCTGGACGTCATCGACCCTTCTAAGGTCATGACGCACACGGTCATTGTGGACGGCAAGCGCCGTAAGGTCTTTGACTGTTGGGACGTTGACCAGGACGGGCACGAAGTTGCCCTAGGTTGGTTCACGGCCCGCGATATCTTGCACATTCCCGGGATGATGCTGCCGGGCGACTTCACGGGCGTTAGCCCTATCGCCTACGCGCGTGAGTCCATCGGCCTGAGCATTGCGGCTCAGAAGTACGGCGCGAAGTTCTTTGCGAACGGCGCGATTCCGGGCGCGGTTGTGACTGTTCCGGGCGCGATGTCTGAGGACGGCATGGCCCGTGCGCGTGACGCGTGGCGAATGGCTAACTCCGGGGCGGACAACGCTCACCGGGTGGCGCTGCTGACCGAAGGCGCATCGTTCTCCAAGATCGCCATGTCGCCGGACGAAGCTCAGTTTCTACAGACCCGACAGTTTCAGGTCCCGGAAATCGCCCGTATCTTCGGCGTCCCGCCTCACCTGATCTCCGACGCGACTAACTCAACGTCGTGGGGCTCCGGCCTAGCTGAGCAGAACCAAGCGTTTGCCATGTTCTCTCTTCGGCCGTGGCTTGAGCGCATCGAGGCGGGCTTTACTCGCCTGCTCTTCGCTGAGTCCGCGAACCGGCAGCTATTCGTCAAGTTCAGCCTTGACGGAATCCAGCGCGGTGCCCCGAACGAGCGAATGACTATGTATCAGACCGGGCTCATGAACGGCGTCTACTGCATTGACGAAGTTCGGGGCTGGGAAGACCTAGCGCCCCTGCCGAACGGTCAAGGCCAAGTTTTCCGCGTCCCGATCAAGTTCGTGGACGTTGAAGCGGACTACGTACCGCCGGTCACTACGGCGGGAGAGACACCCGCCCACATCGGCCCTGATCCCGGTAAGGGGGGAACGAATGACGATAGCGGAGCGCCGGAACCTAACGGGGACGGCGGAGATTCGGGCGACTGATGGCGACACCATCACGATGCGCGGATATGCCTACCGCTTCAATGAGCTGAGCCACAACCTAGGCGGATTCCGTGAGCGGATTCTGCCGGGTGCTGGCGAACGCTCCCTAGGCGTAAACGACGTCTTCGCCACGTTCAATCACGATAACAACAACGTGCTTGGGCGACAGTCTGCGGGAACGCTGCGGACCGGCGAAGACGCCGAAGGCGGTTGGTACGAAATCGACTTGCCGAACACGACCGTTGGCCGCGACCTAGCCGAGCTTCTAAAGCGTGGCGACGTCAACGGGTCTTCGTTCACCTTCTACGTGAACGCGGACGGACAGCGGCGCGCTTCCCAGGATGACCCGGAGACCGGGCTTCCTATCCGTGAGATCACGTCCATGGACGTGCGAGAGCTGGGGCCGGTTCTGAATCCGGCTTACCCGACCACGGACGCCGCGCTTCGTTCTATCGAGGTTTGCCTAGGCATCTCGCTAGAAATCGAAGTCGAGTCGGAGGCCGAAGAGCTAGCCGAAATCGCGGCGGGCATTGACGACGATGCCGAACCCGAATCCGACGAAATCACTTCCGCGCGTGCACTAGTCCGCGCTCTTTCCAACTAAGGGGGTCCTAATGGACGCTACTACTCTGAGCGCTAACTTTGAGGCGCGCGAGAAGGCCACCGCTGAGCTTCGTACTCTGGCGGACGAGTTTGCCGGTAAGGAGATGGACGCTACCGCGCGGGAGAAGGAGACCAAGCTTCTCGGCGCTATCGCGGACTTTGACGGCCGGATCAAGCGCGGTATTGAGGCGATCAAGGCGACCGAGAGCGTTGAGCGCGCTGTGGCTGGCCTGAACCTGGGCGGCGCGAAGCGTGAGAACGTGCGCGACGAAAACGCTGAGCTTCGCGGCCTTTCCTTCGGCCAGCACGCGGAGTTTTCTCCGGAGCAGCGCACCGACTCGACCGCTACCGGTGCCCCGGTCATTCCGCGCACCCTGTTCGGTCAGCTAATGGCTGAGCTAGTCAACCGGTCCACCATCATGCGGGGCGGCGCTTCTAGCTTCACCACGTCCGGCGGTGAGCCCCTAGACTTCGCGGTCGTTGTGGGTCGTGCTCAGGCTCAGATCGTGACTGAGGCGGCTAACCTGCCTGAGTCCACCGGCAGCACCGTTACCCGGTCCATGGGCGCTTACAAGTACGGCTACGCGTCTACCTTCTCCAGTGAGCTTCTACAGGATCAGAAGCTAGACCTAGTCGGCTTCCTGGTGGGCGACGCTGGCCCGGCTATCGGCGCGGGTATGGGTGCGCACTTCCTGACCGGTACTGGCACCGGTCAGCCTAAGGGCATCATCTCGGCGGCTTCCGCTGCAACCGCTACGTTCCTCGCTACCGCGAAGGACGCGACGGTTTCTGACGCGCTGATCGACCTTTACCACGAGCTACAGCCCCAGTACCGCGCGGGCGCTTCCTTCGTGGTCTCGGACAAGACTGCGGCTCAGATGCGCAAGCTAAAGGACGCTTACGGGCAGTACCTATGGCGCACTTCCGTTGAGGTCGGCGCTCCGGACACCTTCAACGGTCGCCCGGTGCTGACTGACGTTGGCGTGCCTGATGACAAGGTTCTGTTTGGTGACCTGTCCAAGTACCGCATTCGGTTCGCGGGTCCGCTCCGTGTCGAGCGTTCGCTAGATGCGAAGTTCACCACGGATCAGGTTGTCTACCGGTTCATTCAGCGTGCGGACGGCCTGCTAGTGGATGAGCTGAGCGCGAAGGTGCTCACCATCGGCGGCGGAGCCTAAGGGCTGAGGGGTTGGGGTCGGACGTACTCAATTGAGTAGGTCCGGCCCCTTTCCCGGGAAGGCGGGCGAATGACTTACGCGACGATAGATGAGCTTCGCGCGCTGGACGGTCTAGAGGACTCCGCGATTTTCACGGATCAGGTCCTCAGTGAGGCTATCGACATTGCGAGCGAAGACGTTGAGGTCTACACGGGCCAGTCTTGGGACGGGCTTGTAAATCCGGTGCCTGAGGGTATCCGGTGGTGCGTGCGGATGATGGCGCGGCAATTGTGCCTTGACGCCGTTTCCCGCATCCCGGACCGGGCGCTACAGCTTCAAAGCGAGTTCGGCTCTATCCAGCTTTCGCAGGCTGGCGGTAATTGGCGACCTACGGCGCTGCCTGAGGTAAACGCCCGGTTGAACCGATACCGCGCACGTCTGCCGTTCATTTTCATGTAAGGGGGCCGCATGCCGTTTATGTTCGATGTCAAGTCGGCCCTGTTCGCCGCGCTACAGGCTGGCACTCCGGCCGGTACTCAGGTCACCTACGCGGAGACTGGCAAGGCTGACCGCCGGAACCAAATCTTCCTGGGCAACGCGACGGACGACGATAACGAAGTTGCGGGCATGCGGAAGGGTCCGCGCAAGCCGACGAACGTCTCAGGCACGGTCGAGGTTCACGCCGTGGTGGTCACACCGGGCAAGCCGATCGACGCTGAGCGGGCCGTGTACGGGCTCCGCGATTTAATCGCCGACGCGTGCAACAGCATTGACCGGGCCAGCGTGGCGGGTCTGCAAGACATTCGCCCGGAGTCCTCTTCCGTGGACACAGCGGAAACCACTGACGGCGCTTACTCGGCGCTTACCGTTCGCGTGCATGTGCGCGGGCGGATCACCTAGACGAAGGGGGCTAGCGAATGTCGCTTGACGCTTCTATCGGTATTGGCGTTGAGAGCGCGTACGGTACCGCTGCAACTACGACTAAGGGTTACGAGGGTCACGCGGACTCTTGGAAGACTACCCGCGATTTCATCGAATCCGTGGGATTCCGTAAGGGGCTACAGACTGCCCGTGCGGACCGCCGGAATATCGTCAACATGGGCGGTGACGGAGAACTTGAGGTAGACCTTCTAGACGCTGGGGCTTCCGCGCTGCTATCGGGCGTGTTCGACACGTACGACGGTGGGATTAACGACGGCGCGGGGCACATCACGCACACGTTCACCACGTCTACGCACACCACGGCCCCTAGCTTTACCGCTCAGATGATCCGGCCGACCACGGACAACACCCTTGTTGCCTACACGCACGTTGGGTGCATGGCAACCGGCTGGACTCTCACGTCTGAGACTGAGAAGCCGGTCACGTTCGACGCGAAGTTTGATTTCCAGGACGTGTCTCACTCGTCCACTGAGGCAAACTTCCTGCCGGTTGTGTACCCGGACGACGCACGGGCGTACGACTGGACTGGCGTAAGCCTCACGCTCAAGCGGGCGGACGGTACGGCCGTGGTTCTGGACGCTTCTAAGTTCAGCCTCACGGGGGACCTGGGCCTGAACGTTGACCGGCGGTTCCTTCGGGGCTCTTCGCTAAAGAAGAAGCCCGTTCGCGCCGCTGTACCGACCTACGAAGGCAGCCTAGAAGGCGACTTCGGCGGGGACGCTGTGAAGCTGTATGAGGCGTTCCTAGCGGGCGAGATCATCAGCGTTACGGCCACGATCGCCGGTATCACTCCGGGTACCTCGATCAAGTTCGAGGCTCCGGCGGTTCAGCTAACGGGTGAGTCCCCGGTGGCGTCCGTCGATGACCTTACGAAGATCACCCTTCCGTTCCGTGTCCTGGACCCGGGGGACGGTACTACGGCAGCGCTCAAGGTCACTTACGTTGAGGCTGATCCCGCGTACAACCCCGGTGGCTAAGGACGTACTCAATTGAGTAGGTGACACCATGGCGCAACGCTCGGAATTCACGGTTCAGGTTGACGGCCTGAACGAACTAAACCGGAATCTCCGGGCGTTGCGTGACCGGGACCTGAACCGCAGGGTTCGTGAGGTCAACAAAATGGCGGCCGAAGTCGTCAAGCCGGAAGCGCGCCGGACGGCCCCTGAGGGTCACCGGGACGCGAAGTCAAGCCGCCGTTACCGGCCCGGCAAGCTTGAGCGAAGCATCACCGTTATAGCGTCCGCGAAGGGCGCTCAGGTCAAAGCCGGTTCTGCGGCCCGTGTTCCTTACGCGGGTGCTATTCACTTCGGTTTCCCTCGCCGACACATTCGGCCGAACCGATTCCTTTTCCGCGCTATGGCCCGGAAGTCAGACGAAGTATCCGCCACGTATGAGCGCGAAATAGAAACCGTGCTCCGTGACCATTTGGAGAGCCACTAATGCCCGCACGCAAGCCCGTTGCTGACGACATGTCCGAGGTTCTGTCGCTGAACATCGACAGTCTGACCCTGGACGAAATCGACGCTATCGAAGAGATCATCGACGCTCCGCTAGACAGCCTGACTAAGCCTGGCACTCGGAAGGCGAAGCTACTCAAGGCCATGGCCTACGTGATCAAGCGGCGCGATAACCCGAACTTCACGATTGAGGATGCGGGCAAGCTCCGTATTCAGCTCAAGGCGAAGGCGAAGGCG